TCCTAAAATTCTTTTATTTTCACTCATAAATTTAACTACTTCTATGCTACTATTATAATAGTCTATGAGATTCGTAGTGGACAACTTAACGACCACTTTAGAGACTGATAATCCAAAGATTATAGAAGCTCTCAAGAAAAGGTATGCATTTCCTGTGCCAGGGTATCAATACTCTCCAGCCTACAGAGCACGAAGATGGGACGGTAAAAAGAAGTATTTCGACGCACGAGGAAGGTTTAAGACAGGGTTACTAAATAGAGTAATAAAAGACTTAAAATCAATAGGAGTTGAAGATTCAGATATTGAATGGGCCAGTAAACCTAAGCCTGTTGAACTCTTTATCCCAAAGGTTGAAAACTTTGAATACCGTGAATACCAAGAGAAAGCAATATACGAAGGTCTTAAAAAGAAGAGGGCAATCATTGATAGTCCTACAGGGTCAGGCAAGACTCTAATTATGGCAGGATGTATTGCGGCATTACAACATGAGAATGAAGATCTCAACGCCATCGTGTTGTTTAGAGAGAAAGGTATCTTAAAACAAACCTACGAATTCTTTCAAAAGTGTGGAATAAAGAATTTAGGATGTAACTCAGGAGAAGGATTTCTTCAAGGTAAGATTATGTTGTCTACCGTACAGAGCATTGAAAAGGTTATAGATAGTCACCTAGAAACATCCAACCTGTTGATGATCGATGAAGCCCATCAATTCTGTAAGGGAGAAACTACCATAGCAGCCATTGAGAGCTTCCCTAACGCTACCTATAGGCTTGCTTTCACTGCAACGCCTCCTGGTGAGGGTTCAAAAGATATCAACGCTAGGATGGTTCTAGAAGGTGCGTTTGGAGATATTCATACTACAAGAACAGCAGAAGATCTTATTAAAGATGGTAGCCTAGCAAAGCCGATAATACAAATTGTAGATAACACTCCTGTGTCATCTGTGGATGACGGCATGACCTACCAAGAAATATACGAAACGTACATAGTAAACTCTGACGTGCGTAACAATAAAATTAATACTATTGTTTCTAAGATCTACAAATCAAACCCAAATGCAAAGATACTTATACTTGTAAAAAACTTGCAACATATAGCTAATCTTAAAGATAGCATACCCAACTGCTACACTATCGAAGGCAAGGATGACATCGAGAGTAGATACAGTGTAATAAATAAGTTTGTAGAAGATTCTAATCCTGCAACCATTATTGGAACTAATGTTATGCAAACAGGTATCAGCATTGACGAGATTAGCCACATGGTCAATGCTAGAGGGTTGTCAGGAGAGGTTCCTACATTGCAGGGTCTAGGGCGAGGAATAAGAAAAGCAAAAGGAAAGGATAAGATGTACTTCTATGACTTTATGGATAGAATCCCTTATCTAGAGCAACATTCTAAGCAAAGAATAAAACACTACAATAAATTAAAATTCGAAGTAAATCATGTCAAATTCTAATATAATATCCAGAGAAGCTCAGGTAGACGCTATTAACACTCTGACGAAAGAACAAGAAGATACACTAAACTCTTGTATGGAAATACTAAAAGAAATAAAAACTAGTAAGAATATTAATGAAACTACATTGAGAAATCTTACAAGTGTTATGAGAGAATTAGATTCCCTCAGAGAGCTTTTCTATATCCGACTATTCAACTCACTTAAACGTGGTGATATGCTTTTAGGCTAAGGGTCCTATTTTCTCTACTAGGACCTCATCTATACTGACGAGTCCGTTCGAAGAGGATGCAAGTTTAGAGCTTAGTGTTATTGAGTGTGCTGAACTATCGTCTAAGGTTGTGCCAACGTAAGCAAATCCACTCTTTCCAACTGAGCCGATACCTCCTACGCCTGCGGCTGCGGCGGTTGGTGTACTGGATTTAAAGTTTTGAGTTATTCTTTGTCTATCAGTCGTGACTCCAATAATTTCAACAATCATTGTAAAGGCTTGATCAGTGGCTGCGTCATCAAAGGTACTATTAGATTCAAGTAAAAGTACTTCTCCATCACCACCGGGATATCTATCAAAATAAAAATAAACAGCACCCCCGTTGCCATTAACAGTCCCATTATAGGTAATTCTTACCGTTGTTGCAGAAGCTAAAGTATCAGCAGGTAGCAAAACTGTATTTAATGCAGTTTTGCTAGTTGAGGCGGTGCTAGCTATAGGGTTTCCTGTTATATGTTGCAGTGTTGGACTAGCGGCATAGGTAGCTCCAGGACTTATATTATAATTCTCATTAGATAGAATCTGTGCAAAAGTCTTGAGCGACGGTGCAAGAGGGGTTGTACCTTCAAAGTAAACTATAGATCCTGAAGCACCTGAAAGGCTTGATACCGCCGAAGCACTATTAGTAATTACAAGAGAGTTCTTATCTACATCTAAAGACTTTAGAGTTCCCTCAATAGCCAGATTGCCAGTTATTGTACCACCAGATATCATCAAAGCACCTGCGTTTGTTACATTGGTTGTGTTTGTAGGAGTTGCACCAGCGGTTATTCCATTTAATTTACTATGATCATCATCTGTAAATACATTAGAGTCCGTAGCGGACTCCACCAAAGTTCTTATCTCTGATGCTGATTGATCTCTCGTGGCATCATCCTCAATATTACCTAACTTAGTTTTTTCAGAAGCTAAAATAAGCCCCGCGTTAGTTCCGTCAGCGGCTGGAATAGTAGCGTTAGTACCGCCAGAGTTAGTTACCTCCCCGGAGGTGGTTGCGGCATTGTATCCTAAATTAACAGAACCACCACCACCACCACCGCCGGTTACAATGGTTGAAGGGCACCAATTGGACCCATCGAAAACTAATGATTGATTAGGAGTAGGAGGTGTATCACAAACACCTCCTACATTACTTAGATCAAGAGTAAATTCCTCTAGCCCGGATGCATTTCCCGTAGAGGGGTCATATCCTAAAGCTAAAGGAATCTTATTATTAGTCATTCGTTAAACCTTACTAACTCTTGTATTGCTCAGGATCCAACTCATCATCTTCGTCGTCATCCTCTTCTTCTTCATCTTCGAATTCTTCTTCTTCCTCATCATCTTCGAATTCTTCTTCACCCTCATCATCACCCTTTAAATCTCCTAGAAGGTCTTCAAGCTTAGATAGGATTCCAGTCAGATCATCTTCAGGCATTTCCTTTACATCTTCTCCTTCATCTTCGCCTTCCATCTCTTCCTCACCATCTTCCATCTCTTCCTCACCATCTTCCATCTCTTCTTCACCGTCTAATTCAGGCATCTCCTCTTCGCCATCTTCTTCAGGCATTTCTTCTTCAGGGAACGCTGCTGCCTCTTCATCTTCGACTTCGCCCTTAACCTCATCAGCAACCTCATCAGCATCCGGTCCTTCAGGCTTCATATCCATAGGAGTTTCTGATTCACTATCCATAGGGTCGGGGGATCCTAAAGGATCTTCTGGCTTTTCTTGTCCCATTTCCATAGGCTTATCATCGGCCATGTCCTCTCCGTGATCCTCTACTTGGTCTGCTACCTTATCAACAGCAGGACCCAGCATCTTCAGAACTTGACCAATCTTCCCTAAGTCATCAGCGACTCTAGAGAAATCCATGTAATCCATCAAACTAGTCTCATTCAATACTCCGGCATACTCAGCTTCCGCAAATATCTCATTTAAGAAATCAGATAAGTCGATAGCCTCCGAACCGTTCTTTAGCTTAAGGGATCTAGCAAGCTCTAGAAGAGACTTCTTTACAATCGACTTGGAAGGAGCAAATCCTGCGATATGAGTAAGTATCTCAGCCTCAGTCATTACTAAGGTTTTAAATGTAGGAACTTCGCTTAACTTGCGTACGTCAATACCATACTTTTCATTAAGAATGTTAATAACGTGCTTCTTAACAGGACCCTTCATTTCAAAAATCTTACTAGCAAACGAGTTTATCTCTCGATCTTTAGCCTTGATCTCATTCACTGAAAGTGAGTTACGGATCAAATTTGAAATTTGCTTCTTAGTAGATAGCGCAAGATAGGGAGCTTCTGAAACTACCTGAGCCACTTGATGCCTTACGGTGCCTTCATCAGACTCGAAGATCATCGAAGCCAACTCTTGAACGCTGTCGTTCGTAACCCAAATGTTTTCAAAGCCTTCCTTAGCTTCTAGAAGTTCTTTTTGAATTAACTCCTTTCTGCATAGGTGCTCATAAATGCTAGTCTTGCCAATCGTTTTAACTTCAAACTTCTTGCTTTCTTGAATTTGATTGACCGTCATGCGAGGAAGGTCAAAAGATGTTGAGACTAGTGCTGCTAGTTTCATGCCATTCTTAATACCCGAAGACTGGATGACATTCTTATTTTCCTTTAAGAACTCAACAATCTTATCCTTAATCTCGTTAACACGTTGGAACTCCGGTGAAGATATGATCTTGGTTTGCTCTCCAAACCTTTCAACCTTCTCTTGAAGTCTTGTTTTGATCCTGTCATAAGACATCTTAGTTTCAAACATAGATAATATCTTATCAAAAGAATTATCAGCAGATTGATAATCATCCTCAAGAAGATTAGATAGTAATTTCATTACTTTCTTATCTGTAGCGGATTCAAAAGATTTTACATCTTCAAGAACGGAAGCATCCTCTACGATAATCTTAGATAAGTTTAAGGTAGGGGTGAATGCGTATTTTCCACTAATAACAGATCCACTCTCAGTAAGGTAGGTTGCGACACCATCCTCCACGTTAAATAGTTCTACATTTTCTCTCAGAGTTCTAGCGAGGTAATCCCCAAGTTTAATTAGGTTACTGAACTCTTTTCCGCGATTTTCAATAAGGTTAGTTAGCATGACTTACAAAATTCATCAAAATTATTTAGACCGGCTCTCAGCCTCTTGGGATTTAAAATGTTCTTGTTGTCCCATTTCTTCCAAGAGTTCTATCAACTCACTGTCACAATTAGCCTCAATTGCTAAAGACTTCATAGCTTCAATATCTACAGATTCCATAGCTGGGGGAGGGCTGTTCTCTGCTGATTCCATAGGTTCACCAGGAGGCTCTCCCATTGGCATTTCACCACCCATCGGTGCTCCCATTCCTGCATCCATTCCCCCTAAAGCAGCGGTGAATGCGGGATCTTTCTGATCAGATTCGAGACCATCCTTAACTTCATCGATTTCAGAATCTGACATTTGATAATAGTCTTTGTAGATTTTCTCTAACGGGAAGATGTTAAGTCCCTTAACAGCTTGCACAACTCTAGCCTTCTGCTCATCAGTATCTAACTGACGTTTAAGAGCCATATCTGAAGGGGCAGGTAATTTAACTTTTAGTTTAGATATTAAAATTTTAGGGAATCCTCTAAGCATCAAGTGACGCTTTGCTAAGGTTTCCAATCCAATTTCTAAAGACTTTTGGATTCTGGTGATCACCCTAGCAAACTTAACATCAAGTTGGGATAGGTTTGCTTTTCTCTCAGGCGATTGATCCTTCTCTACAATGTAATCCTTAGGAATCTTAAGAGCAGCTAAAAGCTTATCCCTAAAGTATTTAACATCATCAACTTCACCTAAGTTGTCAGCCCCTTGAAGAGTATCAATCTTGGTTCCCGAACCCTTACCATTCACGGCAATGTAAAAATCTTCATCAGCAGCTAGTGCGTTAAAATTCTCTTCAATGTTGCCAGTCTGAGAGTTATAACTTTTACGTTTCTTGAACTTGTCCATCTGCTTCTTAATATGCATTTCAGCCTTTGAAGCAGGTAGTGAACCCGTGTCTATGTAGAATATACGTCTCTCTGGTGCTCTAACTAGACGATAGATAAGCATTGCATCCTCCATCATCTTTAGACTCTTATAGGTGACTCTAGCCGCAGCAGCAACCGACTTGCCATAAGGGTAATGGGTAGGATCTGAAGTGTGAAGTCTAAAGTGAATAATCTGACCTGGGTCGAGACTAATCATCTTTGAATCGTCAAGGGCTGGTCCGATACTTCCGTATGATGTCCAATCATTCTTCTTTGGGATTTCTTGAAGAAATTGTCTTAGATATCCAAACTCATCTTCAACTCTAAATATAAAATTGGGATTCAGTATCTTAATTCTTTGAATCCCTCTTTTTGCGTTATCAAGATCGATAATAGTTTCAAGGAATATATCCCCATACTTTACAGTATTCCTTCCTATATCCCACAGGTATCGAGCCATGTTAGTTTGCTCAAACATGTTCTCAACTTCTCTCTTAACAAGCTCATCATCTGTAACGACATTCCAAGGAGTTCCATCTATATTCTCTTGGGTACAATCATCAGAGTAAATATCGAATGCGGAAGATATCTCTGGGTAACCATCCATATCCTCATACTCTTTGTATCTCTTCTTACGATCATGTTCGATCTGAGGGAGAACAGGATAAAAAGTTTTCTCGTGCCCAAACTCAGAAGCGATAGTGATTACTTGATTAGACTGGACCGTATCCCCTTG